AATTTCTTTTCTTTTTCTTGAATTTGATTTAAAGCTTCTTCCAATACAACTTCATCACTATCTAACCTAATTTGAGTCATCTTCAATTGTCCAAATTGATTTTGAATATTTTGATAACTAACTTGTATGTTTTGAACTTCTGTGAGTTCTTCTTCTGTGAATTTTACTTCTTCTGACATTATAACCTCCATTTGTTATATAACTATATATAAATATATATAAATTTAAAAAACGAGTAAATTATTTTCCTACTTGTTTATCTGTAGCATCACCTTCCATACCAAAACTAACTTTTGATACTGTTGTGAATTTTTTCATATTAGATACTTTATTTGTAATTACTGAATTTAAGTATTCTGGTAGTAAATATGCTTTTGATGTAACACTAAATGTTGATTTTATAAATCTTTCACCATCTTGATTCATTTCTGAAGCATCTGATACACTATCAATCGTACATAAGAATTTATTATTAGTTCCATCACCCCAATATGTATGTGATTGGTCGACAAAAGATTCCACTAATGGATTCATTTGTTCAATGAAATTTGTCCATAGTACAAATTCGTAATTCACATCAGTATAGTTTGGCATTCCAGTTGTGATATTCTCATAAACAGGTTGAACTCCTTGCTGAACTGAAAATCTATCGTATTGATTGTCTTTACTCCACCTTGAGTTTCTAACCACATCAACATATTTTCGTTGAACATCATGTGGAAAAGATTGTCCTGATAAATCATTTCTTGAAACTTCTGTTCTTCGTAACATAATTAATGGTAATATCAATGCATTATTTTTATCTCTTAATACACCTCTTTTTCTAAAGGCTTTCCATCTTTCCTCATTACCATAAAATACAGGTATTTTTAAAGTCTCATTAGCTTCTCTAACCATTGGTTTCATTACATTTTTAACATGATTTAGAACTGCAGTATCAACATCTTTAAGTGTTATTGCATAATTATCTGATAAATTATTACCTGGTACAATAGTGGTTTCTCTATTACCACGAATTGTAGTATTTTTAGTAGATACTTCATTAGCTCTATTGACTAATTCTTTATTCACCACACCTTTGTTTGTTATCTTATTTACTGCCATTTCTTCTTCTCAGTTTTTTAAGTTTATCAAGTTTATTGTTTACCTTACCCTTTACTTCTTCTGATTTAATACTACTCATATCAGCTTTACCAATTGCAATTTCTTTTTTAATATCTACTTCAACAGCCTTTATACCAGTTTGACTTGGTGAATCAAAGTTATCTAATTTATTCATCAACTTACCCATCATTTGTTCCATTTGTAAATTACCATTTGGTTCAGGTGTGTAAGTATGTTTTCTTTCACCATATACATCTTCATCCTCTTGTACATTACCACTCACTTCCTCTTTTTTTGGTTGAGGTGTAGCTTTAAAGTTTGGACTATTAGTATCATACTTTGTAATTTTTTTATGTGTTATTTGCTGTACAGCCATTAGTTATCCTCTATTATTGAAAGTTATCAACTAAAGTTTGTCTTTTAATAAAATAATCTTGTAATCTTTCTACTTCTTCAACCTCTAACTCCCTATCGTAATAAGCCATTTCAAATAAGTCAAATGCATCTGCAGTATAAGTCTCATCACCAATCATATTTATTTTAATATCTACATCTTTAGAAAAAGCATTGCTTGTTCCTACATTGGTGTTATTTATAAATGTAGTTACCAATCCACCATCAGCAAATGAAGCCTTTTTAATCGTTAGTAAGAATTTAGTATTGTAAACCACATCTGAGGTTGCAGAAATACTAGCAGCATCGATATCACTATCATCCTTTGCTCTAATGTTAATAACATTAGCACCATCTACATCATACTGACCAGAAAATTTAATTTGATTGTCACTTCCCTCACCAATCGCTTGTCCTAAAAGAGTAACTTCTGAATCACCATCTAAATCATCACCTGCATTGTCTTGTTGTTGAATTACATAAAAAGCGGTAAATCCATCTAATAACATTGTATTTGTAAAACTCATTCTATCAGCTTTTGATGGACTATTTTGTGGGTCTCTATATCCAAATCTTATACCATTTGAACCTGTATCAATGTGTGGATTACCTATGTTTGTAGTTCCGTCTTTTAATCCAGATGTATCACCTGAATGTGATGTTTGCATTGTAACAAGGTGATTATTATTACCACTCAAATCAGAAATTTGTGATATTTCGTCAACAACTCCCCAATCAGCATCAGTTACAGTGGATGTAACCAAGCCTTCAGGATTACCATTTGCTATAGAGCCATAAAATGATAATCCTGATATTTTAAGTGGTTCTAAAACTATTGGTGTAGGAGCATCTCCCCTACCAACACTATGTTTTCTAGCTTCATTTAGATTGGCTTCATTAGATATTCTGGATTCGTTAAAAATAGCTAGTTTATTATTATTTATATCTAATAATTTTAATTTTCTATTTTCATCAAATATGTTTTTAGCCATTGTCTCATCTAATTGAAACAAATAATTACTTTCTGGTATATTCAACCATTGATTCCAAGTTAATTTTTTATCACCTTGTTTTTCTCTTGAAATTTCTGTTAGTGTGTTAACTAATTTAAAAGTACTTAAACTATTAACTTCTTTCATATATTTTTCAAAACCATCTTTTTTATCAACAACTATATTTTGAAAACTTTCTGCTTTTTCTAACTTTCTTTCTAAAATAGAATTTTCATATGAAAGACCTGAAAGGTGTTTTACCTCTCTTGATAATGAACGAATCTCACTATTTAAATTTTTAATTTCTTCTTTTTTATCTTTTAATTCTTCTCTTACATTTTCATTAACTTTAACATCTTTTTTCAAAACATTAATTAAGTTTTTAGTATCTTTAATTATATTTAAAGATTCTTTTAATTTAGTTTTGTAATTGTCAATTTTTTTATTTTTAGATACTAATGCTTTTTCATATGTATCTAAATTATTTATATACTCTTGATATACTCTTTTTCTTTCTGTCTTAACCTCATTAACAACTTTTTTACTATTCTTAGTTTCGTGATTTAATTTGTAATTTAACTTATTAAATTTTTCATTTAATTGTTTATTAATTTTTTTAGCTTTTTCAATCACACTATTTTTATAAGAAAGTCTATCTTTTAATTTATTTATTTTTTCGTGTAATGGATTAAATTGTGAATTAATTTCCTTTATAGCATTTTCTTTTATTTGTAATTCATTAATATAATCTTTTTCTTTAATTGAAAAAGTTCCATCTTCAAATTGTTTTGATTTATTTAATTCTTGAACAAGAAAGTTTTTTTCTTTTTCTAAATTCAAAACCTGATTTGATAGATTTTGTGCTTCTAATTCTAACTTATCAATAATTTTTTGTTTACTTTCAATTTTATCTTCATATTGAGAAGTTATTGGTTTTCCACTAAATCTTTCTTTTAATATATCTAAACTCATTTATTTTATACCTCGTTTTTTAAATCTTTTTATTTGAGCTGGTGTTCTACCAGTTCTTTCTAAAATCTTATTCTTTTTCTGTCTTTCTTGTTTTCTATGTTTTGCTGCTTTATTTGGCATTATCTTGGTCTTTCTTCAATCTGTAGTGATGATAATCTTGAACGATGTGCTGTCGCTACAATGTTGTGTTTAAAGTTTGGATGTCCTGCAAACAATTGTGGTTCTGTTGTTCCATTTATTTCCCAATAGTAATCATTCCAATCCACTATATCACCAGTCTCAGGATAGAAATTCAATGAACCACTTGATAGATTTTCTCTTTGGAAGAACATTTCAATTGATGAATTAGTATCAGCACCAAACTCATCTTGAATAACTTCTGGTTCATTATAATTAATCAAACAATTAACTCTAAATCCTATATCATAATATTTAGCAGTTGATTCACCATACACATTATCTTCTGTTCTTTCAACATTTACTTTGTAAATATCTACGGATTGTCCGACAATCTCGTCAATTAATTCCTCATTCATCTGATTAATTAAATCAAATTCTTTTTGTGGTATAAAAAATGGTTTTGTTTGTGACATTTATTTATCCTATGTATATTTTTAATGGAGCTTTATTCAATACTTCTTGTTGAGCATTTGCAACATCTTGTTCAGTAATTGCTTGTTCTTTTTTACTAACAGCCTCAAAGAACTCTTTTAATTCTTCTAAAAGATTTGCCTTCTCTTCTCTACCTTCAGCTTTTAATGCTTCACCATCCAATGACACCTCACCATTTGGTAAAGGCATTGAAGCATATTTACTTCTTATAATTCCTAATAATTCTTTTGAAAGAGCTAATGTATATTTTCTAATCCAATTTCTACCCATTGAATTTATCTCCGTATAAGTAATAAACTTATATGGTATATTTGATGGGTCTGATACCTTATTACTTGTATAATCTTGTGTTACATCAATTTTATCATCCCTTTTATAATAATGAAAATGTATTTTGTTACCAGCATCATCATCTAATGGTTTTGGAAATATTCTCATTTTATTATTTATTAATTCAAATGAATATGCAGATTTTCTTATCAAGTCATTTGTTTCAATTGCATTTGCTCTAGCTAAATCATATGATATTGGTCTTAATATATAGGATACTGCTGGTGATACATTTCCAAATCCAAATGAATCCAATAATTCTATATTATCATAAGTACCAGCAAATGGGTCATAGAATTTAGATATAGCAGCTGGGCCATCATTAAATACTCGTTGAACTTCTAATCTATCACCAGTATCAACACTTGATTCAAAATTACCCTCACTTGTTAAATCATATACTTGTTTTGATGATGTTAGAGTTATTGAACCTGTAAACATTGTAGTATTTCCACCAACATTTACAGCTTGTCCATATTGTTCTGATAAAGTGAATAAAGATAAACCACCAATTGGAGTTTCAGCTTGATGTGAACCTGTTGAACTAAAATTAGAACCAGTGGAACTATTTCCATAATGTTCCCACATCCAATTCTTTGTATTGTAGTGATTGATTTGTTGTGAGTATTCCGATACTGCTTCTTCAAAACAAGCGTACATTGAACCACTATTGAACTCCAATTGCATAACTGGATGTCCAAGTTTAGCAGCTACATATTTACAAGTGGTTAAACTATCGGATTGAAATTCAGTATCTGAATCATAAATTCCGTGTGGTGTTGAACCAGCTACTTCATCTGTACTTGATGGTTCTGTATATAAAAATAAAAATTTTGACATTTACATTCTCCAAATGGGTATTATTCTTCATATATAAATATCAAACTAACGAAAAAACCCTCTAAATTAATAGAGGGTTTTCCCAACTAAGTTTATAAAGAGTTAACTTATACTAAGTTTAAGTCTTTACAATGGATTTTACCATAGAACTCAGGTCTAATCATTTTCTTAGCATATCTAGTCATCACACCTTTTCTTGGAGTGAAGTCTTGTGGATCATATACTAATGGAGTCATGATTAACGGTACATATGGAGAATATACAGCACCTGTTTCAAGGAAGT